GCCAGTGGCAGAGCGCGTTCCGAAGCACAGCTTGAAGCAGTGCTTGAAGCTGACCTTGAACGGAAAGGGAAAGGGAATGGAAAGGTAAAGGGAATGGAAGGGGAAGAGTCAATGCCCGCCGAGGTCGTTCAGACTCCTACTTTGGAGCAATTCAAAGTTGCAGCCAGCATGCTCATGGTCGAGGAGGACATCGCGGAGGAAATCTGGCACGACAATGAGTCCCGCGCCATCGCCCCCTCCGGCCACTGGACAGGCTGGAACGGCCAGCCAATCCACAACTGGCAGGCGAACATGAAAGCCAGAGCCGCCGCAATTGCGCGTAAACGGCCCTCCAAGGCTTTGACTAAACCCAAGGGGGTCTGGGATGCCAAACAAGGCATCGACGCCCTAAAAGCGAAGCTGGAGCGAATGAAGGGTGATCCGCGGAACCGGAGACAAAAAGCCGATTGCCCTTGGGAAACGGAGTGGAAGCCGGAGGCCAAGGCCGAGGTTGCCCGCATCCGCGAGAAGATCCGCGAGTTAGAAGGGGTGGTGGCAGCGTGAGGGAGATTTACGATTTTACCAAGCCTCGCCGTATAAACCGCGACGAGCGGCATCCGCACTATGAATGGGTTTGCGAGCAGTTAAGGCAGGGTCTGGGAGATGCCAAAAAACGAGCAAAAGCAAAACAGGTTCCATTTGAAATCGACGAAGAGTATTTGACGCGGCAAGTGATCAAAAACAGGTTTCGCTGCGCTTTGTCGTCCATTTCTTTTAAGCCGTGCGATGAGTTTTACAGGAACCCATACAGGCCGAGCATTGATCGAATCAACAGCAAGGGCGGCTACACCAAAGGAAACGTGCGGATTGTTGCCTACTGCGTCAACGCCGCCATGAACGAGTGGGGTGTGGATGTCTTGATGGAAGTGGCCAAAGGCATGAACGGTGCTTGGAAGTTTGAAAAGCCCGTGCTTCGACGGGAACCAAGCCACATTTGCTCATCTTGCGGCTATGAATTTGTTCCTGTTTCAAGGCGAAGTAGCCAATGCCGGTGGTGCGAGATTGAGTGGGAGACCAAACGCAAGCGCCACTTGGAACGGTGCAGGTGGGGGTCTCTCGCTTCAGATGCTGAAGATTTTATGAAGCGAATAGCCAATGCCTTGGGAGAACCTGCGCCAAGTGACATTTGACCACACCCATAAAATCCACACATGCCCAACACGCTGGAGTCATACATCCAGAACGTCCTGCATGACGACGAGATTACGGTGATGAACATTCTCGCGGAGCATTGCTATCTCGTTTCCGACAACGCCTTCCGCGCCGCGGACGTTGGCAATACCGGCGAAGTCGTCGCGTGGATGGAACGCAATCCGCAATACTTTCGTAGAGGTTTAGTCAAAACCAAGAGACGATGAAACTTTCCGGCGGTATAGGCTGTGTCAACGTGCATGTGGCAATCGCCCGACATGTGTGTGGGGGCCGCTTCGATATGACGCTAATCGAAGCCCGCCGGAACTCTTTAGGAGGAGCGGGAAGGGACAAGGGTCTTACCGACGCTCATCTGAGGCACGTTGCCGTGGCCCTGCGTCAGCGTGCCGCATTTTTACCATGATGCTGGAACTCGCACGCCCGTTCCCCGTGGACACACCGCTTGGCTATGGCTGGGCGATCATCGTGTCCCGCGAGAGCAATCTGGCCAACGACATTTGGACGGTGGTCATGGAACGCGACGGCGCGTTTGTCCACTTCCGATCCGAACAAATCTGGGCGCTGCCAAACGGCACGCTCGACATCAACACAACACCAACACCATGCAATACAACGACGACAACCGAGGAGCCGCCTTTGAGCGGCAATCAGACAACCCCAAAGCGCCCAAGTGGAGCGGCCCTGTCAAAATTGAAGGCCGCGATTACGAGATCAGCATCTGGGAGCAAACGAGCAAAAGCGGGAAGGACTTCCTCTCGCTGAAGTTTGGCCCGCCGTGGGTGCCGAAGGAAAAGGGCGGCAACTACAACGCGCCAAAACCGGCGGCACCGCGGGTTACGGATGAACCAGCGCCGGAGGACGAATCAATCCCGTTCTAAATGCCGCTCTTTGAAACAGCACAGCACCGCGAGGTGGAGGAGCGGATCATCCGCACCGCCGCCGAGCATTTCAAGTGCGAGGCCGCGCCATGCTCTAAAGCGTATTGCGTGGATGCTGTGCTGTTTCGAAACGGGCGGGCTGTGGCGTTTGCCGAGGCCCGCCAGCGCAAGGACAAGGACGGCGAACTGTTGTCGATCCACAAATACAACACCCTCACATGGAGCGCCCAAAAATACGTCCACGCCATGCAGATGACCGATCTTTTGCCGGTCGCCTTTTGCGTCGAGTGGTTGGAGGGCATTCACTTTATGATGATTCAGCGCAAACCGTATCCGGTGGGCTACATGATTCCGAACAAGGTGCGCTGGGAACCAGACAAGGAACCCGTCGTCCACATTCCGGTCAGCGAGTTCAAGCTGATCGCGCCGAGGGAATACGAATGGTGACCAAACTATGAGATGGCACGAAAACAACAAGCCGCAGCCCAACAGCGGCGACCGGCGCACCGTTAGGCGCTTTCTTATATTTCCCAAAGAAATGGGCGGCGAGTGGCGCTGGCTGGAAATGGCGTCGTGGACACAACGCTACGAGCCGCGTTTTTACGAAGACTACACGCACTGGGGTTGGCGCAACAAACCGGACGAGGGATGGCAAAACCCATGAAGATCGACTACGCCATCCAAACCAGCGAACGCACCCGCAACCGGCTACCGCTATTGGAAAACTGGACACGCCATGTCCAAAAACCCAGCACCGTCCGCTTTGTCAGCGACGAGCAAGTCAGCCGCGGCGATTACTTGAGCGCGATAGACAAGACGATCTTCGCCATCGACACGTTTCAGCCGCAATACGACTGGTTGTATATCGTGGACGACGACGGCTATGTGGTGCCGCGGCGACTGGAGTTGCGACTGATCGATCTTGATCCCGACGAGCATCACGCCATTGGGTGCGTGCAGGGCGTGTTAAGCAACGAGACGCACAAGTTTCCGGCGATTCATGGCGGGTGCGGCTACGCGCTGTCACGCGCTACCGCGCTGGCACTACAGCAGCGGCACTGGCATGGCGAACTGGTGCGACACCACCGGAGCAGCGACGGGACGGTGGCGATCAATTTGCACCTCATGCGCGTCATCCCGACCGGCGACACGCGCTTCACCGCGAGCGTGGCCAAGGAAGAGGACACCGACACGTTTATCGCGTGCCATCGCGTGATTCCGCATCCAGAACACTTGATCCATTTGCCACGACTGAACAGCGCACAGGCAGGAGCGGAAGCAAGTAAGGAAGGATATTTAAGGAAACCAACCGAGGAAGCGGTCAAGAGTTTAGTTTGACCAACAGAGTAGAACTGACGCATGGGATCGACCACTCAAAGTGAAATGACGCAACGCATCGCGCAAGTCGCGGAGTGGCTGCTGGTTCCGTATACTTCTTCTGAAGTTGTTGGATTATGCCGGACAGAATGGGGGGTGGGGAGGTCGATGGCTTACGAATACATAAAGGGAGCCAACGAACTGATTGCCGCGGAAGCCAAGGAGGATGTCGCCGCGGAGGTTCGCAAGGCCAAAAGCCGCTACGAGCGTTTCATGCGTAAGGCCGAAGACCGCAACGATCTCAACGTGGCGGTGACCGCGCAAGACCGGCTGGCCAAGCTGCTGGGCATTGGAGCGCCGGAGAAGACCGAGGTGAAACACGACGTCACTGACGAGTTCGTCGGCATCTTCCGCGGCATCGTCAAGGCCACCGACAAACCCGCGTGACGACCGACGACTTGGCCAACCCGCTTTGGCGGCTTCGCAATTTGTATCACATCAAGCGGGCCGACGACGGGCGGATCATTAAGTTTAAGCCGAGGCCGGAGCAGCAACTGGTTTACGACATGCTGTTCAAGGGGGGCGTCAAGCGCCTCATCATCTTGAAGGCGCGGCGGCTGGGCATGTCTACCGCGCTCGACGTCTTACTCACCGACCAGATGCTGTGGAACGCTGGCACACAATGCTCGTTGGTCGATCAGACCGCGGCGGATGCCGAGCGCAAGTTAGCGACGATTGCCAAGGTCGCCTTGGACAACCTCCCTCCGGTTGCCTTGCAGTGCATCGAGAAGGTGCGTGACAGCGGCAGCATCCTTGAGGTCAGCGTGGCCGGTGAGGCCGCGTCGTCGTTCTTTGCGGGCCTGCGAGCGCGTGGCGGCACCAACAACTGGCTGCACCTATCCGAGTGGGGCGTTATCCAAGCGGACGACCCGCGGCGCAGTGAAGAGATTTTGACCGGCGCGATCCCCAGCGCCGAGCATGGCCGGATCATCATTGAAACCACTTGGAAGGGTGGGCGAGGGGGCCACCTCTGGGAGATTGTCAAAGGTGCCTTGGAGACGCCGGAAGCGGCCAAGACCGACAAAGACTGGCGCGTGGTCTTTTTCCCGTGGTGGAAAGACCCGACCTATGTGGTCGAGGGCGATGTGTCCACGATCAGTCCAGCGATCAGTCAATACCTTGATCAGATGCAGTCACAAACAGGCCACACTTTTAGTGACCAGCAGCGCCTGTGGTATGACCGCCAGTCCCGCGACCTTGGCCTTTTCATCTTCCGCGAGTTCCCGACGACGCTCGACGAGTGCTTCAAGTCGCCGGTCGAGGGCGCAATCTATGCGGGCGAACTGGACAAGCTCCGCGCCTCTGGTGCGATCAGTGCGTTCAAGACCGACAACAGCACGCTTGTCCACACCGCGTGGGACTTGGGGTCGCCGGTCAACACTGTCGTCTGGTATTTCCAAGTGATCGGCGGCAACGAGATCCGCGTGATCGACTGCGACATGGATCTGGACATGACGCCTGTCCAGCGCGTCGGCCACATGCTGGCCAAAGGCTACAGCTACGGAGCGCACTTCCTGCCCCACGATGCCGCGGCGACTCGCACCAGCGGAAAGGCCGACGCCCAAGTGTATACCGAGGCCGGTCTGGCCAACGTGCGCGTCCTGCCGCGGACGCATGACATCTGGATTGGCATCAATGCCTGCCTGCAAATGTTCCCGCGCTTTAGCTTCCGCCTGCCCGCCTGCGAGCGTGGGTTGGATGCCTTGGCCAACTACGCCTACAAGCGCAGCAGCGCCACCGGCATTGTGGTCAACGAGCCAGTCCACAACTGGGCCAGCCACGCCGCGGACGCGCTTCGGATGATTGCCGAGGCCGAGATGGCGGGCATGCTCAAGACGGGCTTTGCCAAGCCGCGTCCGACCGTGGTGACGACCGGCATCCGCGACTTGGACTTCACCCGCCGAACCATCGTGAGACGATGACGCCCATCGAAAAGTGCAAGATGCTCTACACCGCGGACAGCCCGCGGACGTTTGAGGAGGACATGCTCGCGCACCTGTCGCATGGCTGTTTTTTTAGCACGCCGGAGTATGTGATGATGGGGCGTCCGGTGTGCAGTGCCGCACCGCAGGAAATGATCAACGACGTCTGGTGTGGCTTCCAGCGCAAGGACTGGGACGCATGGTATGTCTACGCTTTCGCCTTGGCCGACGATCAAGGTCTTGCGGGTTTAGTCAAAAAACTATTGCGCCACATCCCCTTTTATCTTCCGCTCATCGCATGGGAGCGCAGTGGGCATCCGCTGACGTTTTTCTCAACTGACAAACTCATCCAAAAATATGCGCTTCTACAACTCGTCCAAGATTGACCTAACGTGCCGTTGCCACTTCGGCGGCGGTGCAGGATCACCACCTCCCATGCCCAAGTTTGAGCCGCCACCGATGCCGCCACCACCGCCCACGCCGCCGCGCCCTTCGCCCCCGCCGGAGCCACAGACCATGAGCGCCAACGACGCCAGCGAGCAGGCCAGACGCTCTGCCATGCAGCGCCAAGGCTACCGCAAGACCATCTTGGCCGGTGAGAACACTGTGCCGGTCAATCCGGCCACGGGGGCCAACAGCCTCTTGGGCTGATGAATGGAACTGACCTTCCATCTGGCCGTCTTTGCGGTGGGCATTGTCCTACTCATTACCGCGGCTAACGATCCCGACATGTGGTGAAAGACAACGTCCAACTGGCCGACTGGGTGCTGGCAAGGAACCAAGACTTGGGTTCCGAGCGGGCCTCATGGGACACGCATTGGCAGGAGTTGGCCGAGTATTTCCTGCCGCGCAAAGCCGAGATTAGCGCCAAGCGCAGTGTGCCGGATAGCTCGCGCTACGATGTCCTCTTCGACACCTCTGCCGTCCAAGCCGCGGCCACGCTGGCCAATGGGCAGCTTGCCTATATCACGCCTGCCGATAGCCGGTGGTTTGTCTACGAGCCGCCCAAGGGGGTCAACAGCGACAAGGCCAAGCAGTGGTATGCCAAGTGTTCCGAGATGTGCCAGTTGCTTTTGGCCACCAGCAATCTCTACACCGAGATCCACGAACTTTACTACGACGACAGCGTCTTTGGCACCTACTGCATGTTTGTCGAAACGGGCATGTCGCACCCGCTCGTTTTCCACAAGTTTGACATCGGCACCTACAGCTTGGCCGAAAACGACGAGGGTCTGATCGACACCGTCTTCCGCGAACTGGAACTGACCGTCCTGCAAGCCGCGGACAAGTTTGGCGAAGACAACCTTGCGCCCGCCATGCAGAAGAAGCTGCAAGAGATCCGGCGCACCGGCAAGGGCGGCACCGTCAAGCATCGCTTCGTTCATGCCCTCTACAAGCGCGAGGACAACGACCGCGACCGCAACAAGGCCGACGGCCCGAACAAGCCTTGGGCCAGCGTCTACGTTGACCAGAGCAACAAGCATGTGTGTCGCAACTCCGGTTACGACGAGAAACCTTTCTTCGCGGGCAGGCATGTCAAAAGTCAGCAAGGCGTCTACGGAGTCTCGCCCGCGTGGATGGCGCTGCCCGAAGCCCGCCAACTGAACTTTTTAGCCAAACAGCTTGACGCCCTCTCCGAGATCAAAGCCTTCCCTCGTCTCCTCATGCCAGCTACGCACGAAGGGGAAGTCGATTTGCGCTCTGGGGGCGTCACTTATTACGACCCGACGCAACCCAACGCTCTGCCGCAGGAGTGGGCCACCGCGGGCGACTATTCCATCGGACTCGACCGAGAGGCCCGCAAGACCAACGCGATCAACACCGCCATGCATGTCGATATGTTCCGCATGTTTGCCTCGATGGAGCGCACCAACATGACCGCGACCGAAGTGGCCGAGCGGGCCAGTGAGAAGCTGGTGCAATTTTCCCCATCGTTCACGCGCAAGACGACCGAGTTGCTTTCGCCCATGCTGCGCGGAGTTTTCGGCATCTTGATCCGCAACGGCCATTTCCCCCCGCCGCCGCAGGACGCGATCCAAATGGACGCGATGGGCCAACCCATGCTGCCGGAGCCGGAAGTCAGCTACGTCAGCAAGGTCGCGCTCGCCATCCGCGCCATGCACAACCTTTCCTTGGCAAGGACAATGGAGCGCAACGCGATCATCGCCCAAGTGCGCCCCGAAGTGCTGGACAACTTCAAGTGGGACGTCATCGCCCGCGAAACCGCCCGCAACGACGGACTGCCCGCCGACTGGCTGGCCGAGGAGGACGAGGTCGAAGAGGCCCGCGCCGCCCGCGCACAGGCACAGGCCCAGATGCAGCAGCAACAAGAGATGCTCACGATGGCCGAGGCCGCAGGCAAAGCCGGTAGCGTCAAGCAGGACAGCGCCCTTGGCCGTTTGATGAATCAAGCCACCGCATGACCACTGACAAAGAGTTGGAGCGCAGCAAGTCGCTTCAGCGCATCAACAACGCTTACCACCGCTGCTTCGACAACGAAGACGGGCGCGTTGTCCTCGACAACCTCCGCGCCTACTTCCGCATGAACCGGCCCGCCTTTGAGCGCACGCTGGGACGCCCGTTCGATCCCATCGCCGCCGCGGTGCGTGACGGCCAGCGCGAGGTCGTCCTTTTCGTCGAACACAAACTTTCCCTGCCCGTCGTCGGTGATGCCGACGTCGAGCGTCCAACCACCGAAGTCCTCCGCTAAACGCGGTGTAGTCAAAACACCAACCAACCAACACCACCATGATCGATGCAACCACCACCTCCGAAACCAGCACCACCACGGACAGCGCCGCTGTTCCCGCGTCCACCGCACCCGCTGCTAACCTCAACACCACAACGGAAGGGACACTCCTTTCCAGTGCGCCTGCCAGCGCCACCGACGCGCCAGCGCCCGCAGTAGCCGAAAAGCCAGAATGGTTGCCGGAAAAGTTCTGGCGCAACGACAAGGCTGACATTGAAAGCCTTTCCAAGTCCTACCAAGGGCTGGAGCAACTCTTGGGCAAGAAGGCCAACGCCATCGTTCCTCCCAGTGAGAAGTCCACGCCGGAGGAAGTTGCCGCCTACCGCAAGGCCATCGGCGTTCCCGAATCGCCCGAAGCCTACCAATTAAAGCCGGAGCAACTGCCGGAAGGGGTCACATGGGATGACAACGTGGCCAAGAAGGCCGCGGAACTTGCCTACAAGCACAACGTGCCTGCCGCCGCGATGCAGGAGTTTATGAAGTTCGACATGGAGCGGGCCGCGCTCATGAACCAAGCCGCCGCCCAGATGATCGAAACCCAACTGGAAACCGGACGGGCCGAACTCCAGAAGGTGTGGGGCGACAAGATGCCGGAGAAAATCGAACTGGCTCGCCGCGCCGCGGTGACCGCGGGAGTCGATCCGACCAGCCAAGGCTTCGTCGATCCGCAAGTGGTCAAGGCCATCGTCAACCTCGCGGAGAAGTTGTCCGACGACAAGTTGGTGGCCGGTGACCAGACCGGAGCGAGCAGCACTCGCGCCCGCGCCCGCGACATTATGACCAACGCATCCAACCCGCTCTACGTTCGTTACCAAGAGGGTGACGCGGAGGTCGTTGACCAAGTGCGCCGCATGCTGACCAGCGCCGGTTAAGCCTTATGGCCAACAAAACCAAAGGCTGGCAGAAGTTTCTGGCCTGCACATGCACCCACGGGTCAGAGGCCGATCCGCGGGCGCTGGATGCCATCCTGCGACTGCGCGATGCGTGGAAGCCGGACTTCGTGCTGCACCTTGGCGACGCCATCGATGCCCGCGCCCTGCGCTCCGGCGCTCGCAAAGACAGCGACAGCGCCGACCACGGGGCCGATCTGGCCGACGATCTGATGCAAGGACTGGCTTTCCTGCGCGAACTCAAGCCCGACGTCTTCCTTTTCGGCAACCATGAAAGTCGATTGACCGAACTGGCCCACAGTCCCAACGCGGTCTTGTCCTACGCGGCCAGCAGCGTCCTGTCCCGCATTGAAGACGAAATGGGCAAGCTCAAGTGCCAGATCATTCCCTACGCGGGCGTCCACAAGAGCGGCATGTTCATGCTGGGCGACACCGGATTCACCCACGGGGCCATGTATAACGTGTCGGCGGCGCGGGACACCGCGGAAATGGTGGGCCATTCGGTGGTCATGGGCCACACCCACCGCGTGGCGATGGAGAGCGCCCGCATCCACAACAAGGCCATCGGCTACAACATCGGGTGCGGGATCAAGTTGGACATCGGGTATTCGGCCATCCGGCGGCAAACGCTGGGATGGCGACATGCCGCGTGTTTCGGGTCGTTCAATGGCACCAACTGCAACGTCAACATCGCGGTCTTCGATCCGCACTACCAGTTACCGCTATGAAACAGACCAAAGCCGACAAACAACTGGCCCAATGGTGCCAAGCCCTTTCACAACCCACCACGCCGGTCGAGGAGGTGCCGGAGGGCTGGTATACAATTAAGCAACTGGCCAAGGCCCGCGGACGCAGCGAGTGCATTACCAGCGAGCAAGTGCGCCGGATGATCGACCAAGGGATGTGCGAAAAGCGCAACTTCACCATCCGCCTCTCCGAGCGCGTCCGTCCCGTCCCGCATTACCGACTCAAATGATCCGCCGCGCCCCCACAAAGCGTGTCGCGATCGACGGCAAACCGTGGCGGATCAAGATTCAGCGCCCACCGGCCCGCGTGACCCACGACGGTCTGTGCGTCAAAGACGACCGGACAATTTACATCCATCCCGACGCCATCAGCCACCGCGGCATCGAACTGGCCTGCCACGAACTGATCCACGCCCGCCTCTTCGACTTGGATGAGGAGTGCGTGGACGAGATCGGGCGTCTGGTCAGCGAGGTCTGTGGCTGGCTGGCGCGGCACAACGACGGAGTCATTTCGTGACCTTCTGGCCGCTCCTTGCCTGCACGCTGCTTTACTTTGCCACCGCGGCAGGGTGGTGGAGGCAGGGCGATCCGGCGATGGCCGTCATCTTTTTCTTCTACGGGTGCGCCAACGGCGGATTCTTGTGGGCGGCGTTGCGCTGAAATTTCGACACGTTGTTTCAACCATGTCGAAGGCATTGACACGTTGTGTATACCGAACGGCGTTTTGCTATACACAAAAGCCCGAAACTTTTTTTGACTAAACCCTTGCGCCATGTGTGGCGCAGCGCAATTCTCGCGCACAGTTAGGCAGACAACTCCTTGTGGAGCCTGTCCGACGGCAGCCCAAGGCCGACGACCCGCGCTCGCGGATAATCGGTAGCGCCGAGGACACCACAACCAATCAACCCGACGAGATCGGCACGACGCCGGTTTAGTCAAAACCAAAGGAGAAAAACTATGTCTGCTATCAGTCAAATTCCGCAATATTTCACGACGGAATTCACCAGCAACTGGGAACATCTGCTTCAGCAGAAGGTTTCTAAACTGCGTGAGTTCGTGAGCGTGGAGTCCGTTCGCGGCAAAGAAAAATCGTTCAATCAACTGGCCGCGGTCGAGATGACCAAAATCACCGCCCGCGCCGCCGACACCAACATCAGTGACGTCACGCTGGCCAAACGCTGGCTCCGTCCTTACCCGTACGAACACGCCACGTTGTTCGACGAGTGGGATGCCGAGTACCTTGGCGAAGTCAGCCTGCCGCAGTCCGAAACCGTCAGCAATCACGCGATGGCTTACATGCGGACTGCCGACAAGGTCGTCATCGACGCCGCGCTGGGAACCGCCTACACGGGCGAAACCGGCGTAACCCCGACCAGCTTGCCTTCGGGCCAAGAAGTCGCCGTCGATTACGTTGAAACCGGCTCCGCTGCCAACAGCGGCCTCACCATCGCCAAGCTCCGCCAAGCCGCCTTCCTGCTCAACAACGCAGAGGTGGACGACAGCGATCCGCGTATCCTTGTGGTCAGCGCCAAGCAAATCCAAGATTTGCTTCGCACGACCGAAGTGACGAGCGCCGACTTCAACAGCGTCAAGGCGCTGGTGCAGGGCGATATCGACACCTTCATGGGCTTCAAGTTCCGCCGCGTGGCGTCGTCCCTGTTGCCCTACGTCGCCGCCACGGGCGTCCGCACTTGCTTCGCCTACGTCCGCTCCGGCCTCAAGCTGGCCGACGCCGGTCGCAAGGTGCATGTGGACATCCGCGCCGACAAGTCGCACTCCCTGCAAATCCGCACCGTGGCCAGCCTTGGTGCAACGCGCATGGAAGAGAAGAAGGTCGTGTCGATCTTGGCCGACGAGGTTCTCTAACAACAACAACTAACCATAGGAGAATCATAATATGGCTACGTTCTACACCGACATCGCTCCCGAAAATCTGGAGCTTAACGTCCGCAACCGCGTGGACGGCGACCTTGTCAAAGGCAACGTCGTTTACGCGCAGGCGACCTACACCGCAACCGGCACCGAAGCGGCCAGCGGCGACAACATCAATGTTGCCGTCCTGCCCGTTGGTGCGATCCCGCTGCCCGAACTCTGGCGCGTCAACAACGAGGCGTCCTTGGGCGGCTCCGTTGTGGCGATCCCGACCATCGGAGACGCGGGCGACGCCGACCGTTACAGCGCGACTTCCATCTCGCTGAACAGTTCGACCGCCGGTAGCGCCGCTGTCACTCCGAACATCGGAGTCAGCGTGCTTCCGCGTTACGCCGTGACCGCCGACACTCGCACGGTTGTCGCCGCGATCACGCGCACCAACGCGCTCACCGCAGGCAAGAAGATCAGCTTCCTGCTTGCGTTCCGCATGCCCTAAAGGCTCACAGCCGCTGGCAGACCGGCTTTAAATAGTCTGCCACCTTTTTAACTTTTCATGGCCGACGAAACCTCCATCTGCAACTTGGCTCTGGCCAAGCTGGGCATCAGCCCGATCATGGCGCTGACCGACGATTCCAAGCAGGCCCAGTTTTGCAACCGTTTCTACGCCCAGACCCGCGACGAAGTCCTGCAAGGCCACCGCTGGAACTTCGCCATGCGCCGCGCCGCGCTCAACAAGCTGGCCACCGCCCCGCAGAGCGAATGGGCCAGCGCCTACCAGCTTCCGGTTGATTGCCTGCGCGTCGTTCAACTCAATGGCTACGAACCCAACGAAAGGCTGGGGGAGTTTAGCGTCGAGGGCGACCAGCTTCTGACCAACGCGGAGGAGGCCAACATCCGGTATGTCGCCCGCGTGGAGGACGGATCGTTTTACCACCCCCTGTTTGTCCATGCGCTGGCCACCATGCTGGCCTCTCGTCTGGCAGGCCCGCTCACCGGAAGCCGCAACATGCCGCAAGAACTGCTGCAAGAATACGAAGCCATCACCGGCCCCAAGGCCCGCATGGCCGACGCCTTTGAGGAGCGTCTCCGGCGCAAGATGCCGTGGACGAACAGCGACCTTGTCGCCGCCCGCTACACCAAGTTCCCGTCCAGCCAATAGGTCATGGCCAACATCCTCGTCACCGCCCTCAATGCAGGCGAGTTGAGTCCCTACATGGACGCCCGCACGGACGTCGAAAAATACCGCAGCGGGTGCCGCACGCTGGAGAACATGATCGTCCTGCCCTACGGAGGCGTCTACCGCCGCGCTGGCACTGAGTATCTGGGCGAGGCCAAGAACGCCAGCCAGCGGTGCCGCTTGATTGGGTTCAACTTTTCCGTGACCACGACGTTTGTCTTGGAGTTGGGCCACCAATACATCCGCTTCTGGACGGGCGGCGCTCCGGTCTTGAGCGGCGGCAATCCCTACGAGATCAGCAGCCCTTACCAAGAAAGCGAACTGCGCGAACTGCAATACGCACAGGTCAACGATGTCATGTACATCGTCCACCCCAACCACGCGCCGCGCAAGTTGTCACGCATTGCCAACAACAACTGGACACTTTCCACGATCAGCTTCAAGTATCCTCCGGTTCTCGACCAGAACACCGGCACCGCCACCATTGCCTCCAGCGCCAGCAACGGCACCGCCACGCTGACGGCCAGCGCGTCCACCTTTCTGGCCGGTCATGTGGGTAGCCAGTGGGCTATCCAATGGCCACGCAACAGCAGCAGCTTGGAGCGGGCCATCAACGCCAACGGCACCACCAGCGGCACACTGGACATCCAAGGCACTTGGACGTTGACCACCGTCGGCATCTGGAAAGGCACCGTGCGCCTCCTGCGCGTTCCGCAAGAAAAAATGGATTCCAACGGTGGGCGCGATTTGACATCCTTGGCTCGTTCGACCACCACCGCCACCGCCACCCGAACGGCGCACGGCTACGCCACAGGCGACGAAGTCTTCATACCTTCAACCGTGGCCGCGCCCTTTGCTGGAACCTACACCATCACCGTCACCGGAGCCGACACCTACACCTTTACCGTGGCCAACAGTGGAGCCGCGTCGGCCAGCGATGCTCCGGTGCAAAACCTTTCCAAGATGGAAGTGGTGCGCGAGTTCAAGTGCGGCGACGAGCCGCGCAACTTTGTTGCCACCGGCACCGAGGACGAGCGCGTCGGACTCAAGCTGGAGGTGGCCGATGTATCGATTAACAATACCGCCTCGACCATTACCCGCACCGAGTTCACTTGCAGCGTGACCTCGACCGGACATGGTTACCAGACCGGCGACCAGATCCAGATCCCGCTGGCGCAGGCCGAGGCTCCCATCGGATCGCCCAACCCGCGCTCGATCACAGTCATCGACGCCAATACCTACACCTACACTTCGGAAAACCCGCAGCCGACCGCGTGGGCTACCGGAGTGACCTATCCCGAAGGGGTCTATGTGACCAATGGCGGCACCGTCTACTACTGCCTTGTCACTCATGTGGCTGGAGGAGTCTTTGCCACCGACCTCGCGGCCAACAAGTGGGTCGCGCAAAACCCGATCACCACCAAGAGCAACGTGACGGTGACCAACTTGACCAAGAACCAAGCCCGCGTCTTTTTAGAATCCACCGACTTCAACTCCGGCGGCGTGGTCACAATCAACAGCGTGGCCAGCGGCACCAGCGCCGGAGCCACGGTCAACAAGTGGCTGGGCAAGACCATCACCGGCACGACCCAGTGGAGCGAGGCGGCGTTTTCCGCGGTGCGCGGCTACCCGCGGGCCGTCTGCCTGCACGAGCAGCGCCTGTGCTTTGGCGGAACCGCCCACCAACCGACCACTGTCTGGTGCAGCAAGGTGGACGACTTTGAAAACTTTCAAACCGGCAGCAGCGCCGACAGCGGCATCGCGCTGACCCTTGCCGCCGACGAGGCCAACCGCATCAACTGGCTCTTTAGCCAGAGCAAGCTGATGGTTGGCACCAGTGGTGACGAGTGGGTCTTGGGTAGTGCGCTGGATTCCGAAGCCTTTTCCGCGACCAACCTCATTGCCCGCCGCCAGAGCGGCTACGGATCGAAATACATCCGCGCCATCCTGCTCAACGACGTCCTGCTCTTTGTCCAGCGCCGCGGGCGCAAGCTGCGCGAACTGACCTACAACTTTGAGCGCGACGGATGGGTTGCGCCGGATTTGACCGTGCTTTCGGAACACATCACCGAAAGCGAAATTGTCGAACTGGCCTTCCAGCAGCAGCCGGACGCCACCTTTTGGGCGGTGCGGGGCGACGGCAAGCTGATCGGCATGAGCTACGAGCGCGACCAGAACGTCGTCGCGTGGCACCGCCACTCGACCGAGGGCGACATTGAATCAGTTGCCACGATCTATGGGGCCAGCGGGGCCGACGACGAGGTCTGGCTGACGGTGCGCCGCACCATCGGGGGCCAAACCAAACGCTTTATCGAGCGCCTGCGACCCGACGCCCGCGCCACCTTTGACGCCCAGACCAAGACCGACTGGTGGTATCTGGACTGTGCCAAACGCTACTCCGGCACCGCCACAGCCACCATCACCGGACTCGCGCACCTTGAGGGCAAAACCGTGGGCGTCTTGGCCGACGGGGCCGTCCAACCCGACGCGGTCGTCGCCAGCGGACAGATCACCTTGGCCAAGCCTGCCACCAAGGTGCTGGTGGGCCTGCCCTACACCTCGACTATTTTGCCGATGAAGTTCGACTTTGATCTGCGCGACGGCCCGACCCGCGGACGCAAGAAGCGCATCAACCGCGTGGAGGTCAGCCTCTTCAAGTCCTTGGGCGGCGAAGCCAGCACCGACGGACAGCAGTGGCTCTGGATTTACCCGCGGGACTTCGATGACCCGATGGACGCCAGCCCGCCGCCCTTCTCCGGCGATGCCGAGGTCGTCGTCGCGGGCGACTACTCCGACGACAGCGACCTCTACCTCCGTCAGCGCCTACCTTACCCCATGACCGTCCGCGCCCTTGTCGTAAAGCTCGACGCATACGGGGATTGACATTAGTGTGTTTTGACTAAACCCATGAGCAACGCCCTTCTTCAGCTTCGCATGTATGATCCGGCCAAAGACTATGACATGGTCGCCGGATGGTGGAAGGGACACGGTTGGGACGCGGTGCCGCCGTTTTTCCTGCCCAAGCTGGGCGTCATTGCCTGCTGGGCCGAGGGCGAAAAGACCGAGGACACCGCCGCCGCTTGGCTCTACATGGACAACTCCGCTCCGGTCTGCTGGCTGGAATACATGGTCAGCAATCCCGAAGCCAACGCGGGACGCGCCGTCAAGGCGCTGCGTCACTTGGATACCTTTTTGACCGGCGAGGCCAAAGCCACCGGATATGCCGTCATGCTGACCACATGCAGACAAGATTCGTTGGTCAAGTTCCACCAAAAGAACGGCTTTACCAAAGCCGACACCGGCATGACCCACATGGTCAAGGTGCTGTAGCCATGTATCACGAACTGCCACACCATCTTCGCGCCGGAGTGCTGACTTTTGGTACTCCGCTGGAAACGCATTCCGCTTGCCACTATGTCGGCACCACTGCCGCGGTCATTATGGCCAGCACCGCCATTGCCGCCACCTTGGCCTCCGCGGGCGTCTCGTACTACGGACAGCAGCAGCAAGCCGCCGCCGCCGAGCGCATGGCCAACTACAACTTTGCCGTCCAAAAGCAGCAGATGGAAATGCAGGCCACGATGGCCCGCATGCAGGCCGAACAGCAGGAGCAGGCTGGAGTACAAAACGCCTCGCTCATGGAAAACGAAGCGGCCCGCGTGGAACTGGAGGCCCGCGAACGCGCCAAGCGCATGCGAACCGAAAACGAACGCATGCTGGGGGCGCAACGCGCCGCCTTTGGCAAGGCCGGTGTGACCAGCGAAGGGTCGCCGCTCACTATCATGGCCGAAAGCGCCGGACTGATGGAACTGGCCGTCAGCGATGAACTCTACAAGTCGAACATGGAGCGCCAAGGATTCCTGCGTAAGGCCGAGGTCGAGCGCTGGCAAACCGGCTACTCACTGATCGACAAGGCGACCGCCGACTACAACTACGCTTCGTCCCGTTTCCGCGCCATGCCAATCCTCTTGGAGGGCCAGAACACGGCGAGCGCCTTGCGCGTCAATAGCTACGGGTCGCTCATCTCCGGCGTTTCGCAAGCGGCGAGCATTGGCAGCAACTTTAACTTTGGCGGGGGTAAACGGAACCCAGCGGGCTACAATAATTTTGATTACGGGTCTGGCACAGGAGCTTAAAAAATGGCCAACATCCCGCTCGTCCAAATCCCCAACGCTCCTGCGACCGGCTCAACCGCCGTGCCTCTGCCGGTAGGGGCCATCCGCACGCCGGACGTCGAACTGATGGGCATGATCGACGACGCGAGCTACATGGCGGTGGGCCGCGCCTACGAGAATCTGGGCAACGCCGGTCAGCAAGCGGCCAATGTGCTGGGCGACTTTTCGCTGTCAATGGCCCGTGCCAGCGACGAGGCTAACCTTGCCGCCGCCGACCGGATTAAGACGGACATGGTTTCCAAGTTCGACGCCGAAGTCGCCACCAAGCCGGAAAGCGAATGGAACAGCATCTGGGAAAACGCCTATGCGCCCAAGCTGCGCGACCAAGTGTCGTCCCTCAAGATGACCACCCGCGACGGGCTGAACCGGCGCGACGTCTGGCTGGCCAACACCGAGAACGCGGTGAAGGCGGAAGTTTTTACCAATGCCAACAAAGCTATCGTCGAGCGCGGCAAAAAGGAGATCGCCAACTACATCGACCGCGCCGTTTTTGAGGGCCGCTACGAGGATGCGATGGCCGGATACAAACGCGGGGCCACCGCGGGCTTTTGGACGCCGGAGGACGCCGAGGCGGGCATGATCAAAATCGAGGAGGAGCAGAAGGTTTCCACCATGACTCAAGCCATCCAGCAAAACCCAGCTTATTGGCGCAAACGATTGGCTACTTATCAAAAAGAGGGCAAGAACCCCGACAAGCTGCGACCCGAACAGGTGCTGCAATTCCGCCGCATGGCCGAGGGAACCCACGCCCAGCTTCTCGACGACCTCAACAACCAGATGCTCACCCGTCTGGAAACCGAGAGCGCCGCCATCACGAACGAAGACATCGAAAAGTTTTACACTCGTCCCGACATCGATGCGCCGCGGGAACTCATCAACAAGATGAAGGAATACCGCGGCTTCAAGTATGCCGACACGCCGGAGG